GTCTTGGTGGTTGCCGTCTGCTTGCCCTTGTTGCGCGAGAGGCTAAACAGCCAGTGAACCATCGTCTGGATCGTCGCGGTGGCGGCAGGTACACTAGATGGCTCGGCGAAGGTGTCCACGTTCAATACGTCCACCACCTGGGCGTTGACCTGGGAAGCGCTAAGGTCGTTCAGGGCCGTGATAGCCGCGGCAATGGCAGTCTGGTTGGCCTCCGTGGCATCCCCGCCACCTGGGGTCGCCGCAAGGGCTTCTGCCGTGAAGTCATAAACCACACCGTCCAGAACCATCATCGTGTCTAGCTTATCGGTAACAGACTTGACACCACTAATATCAGCCTTACTTGCCGTTCTGCTAGTTGCATCCGTTGTTACAGTGAAGCTAAATGCACTTAGTGTCCGTGTTGCGTACTCCCAAACTTGTTGAGCCGTCAATGTGCTTGTTGCGGCACCTGTTGTCCAGCCGCTCGCGCCATGGCTACTCGTCAACTCTGTGTCAATCTCTCCAACGGTCGGTGGTACGGTATAGTCACTCACAACGAAGTAATCGGCCGCAAGCAGCGTCCTGGCATTAAATTGCGATACGCTCGGTGGGACCACGGTGCTCACGCCGGTCGCCGTTGCCCAAGTGCTATCACCATGAGTCTCTAGGGTTCCAAGTGCGGTTGCTACCACGCCAGCCGCATCAGGAATTACCGTGTTGGGCACTACCGTATTCCAGTTGCCCTTATCGTTCAATGAATTTGTAGCAAACGTGGCAGCCACAAGAGCATTAGCGGCGAAGGCATCAGCACTGAATGCCCCTGTCTTGATACCAGCTGCGTCAAGCCAATCGGCTGGGCACACCGGAAGGTTGGTCAAAGTCGTGACGGTAGTGATAGTCCCTGCTGTAATGTTTGTCGGTGTTGCGAATCCCGTTGCCGTCGCCCATGCGCCGTCGCCATGCGTTTGTAGGCTCCCAAGTGCCGTCGCAACCACGCCTGCCGCGTCAGGGACCGTGGTGTTCGCACCATTCGTGCCCACCATCGCATCGGCAACGGTGATTGCGGGTGTCGCCACATCGAAGAAGTGCTGGAATCCATCGGCGACTTGCGTGCCGGTCTGGGTGAGCAGATGGCCGAGGATATGCGTTAAGTCCACCGGCGGCGACAACTCGACTCGCAAGTGCTCGGTGAAACTCAACGCCAGCTTGACGGTCAGTATCACTTCGTCCACGCCAGCGGCGAATGCTGCATCCGGCCAGTCCACGCGGTACAATCCGGGCTGGTCCGTCGCGTCGATTTCGATTGCTTTATTGTCGGCATGTGCCGAGTCAGTCGCGGCAAGAGCCGTAGCGTCTACCTTGGCGGACGGAGCGGCCCCGGAACGGACGTACTGGAGGTCCAGAGCAGTTATAGTCGCAGCCGTCGTGGCCGTGCCATCGGCTGCCGTGCGGAGCGTGAAGTAGGTCTTTACGTCAACACTGCCCTTCTGAACGATCATGCCAGCCCTCCTGTCATTCCGATTGGACTACGCACCGCCCCACCTGCCCCACCCGGCACCGGCGGCACGGCCCCTTGGTGCGTCGTCACGTCAGTCGCAACGCCCAGCGTGATCGGCTGGCCGGCCGTGAGGCAACTGCCACCGGCCGTCAACGTGAAGTCGCCTGCCCCGGCGTTCACGAAACCGGGAACGTGGGCCGTGGCGTTGGCCCCCTTCGTTACGTTGGTTACGTCGGTGCCGTTGCCATTGTAGTTATTGTAGTCGAGAAAGTTTGATTTGGTGGCGGCACTCCAAGAAATGCCAGTGGTACAGGTATCGAAAAGGTTGTTGGCAATCAAGCAGGCTTCTTCGTCTGCCCCAGACAAGCCGACAGTACAATCGTAGAAAGTGTTATTGGTGACCTTTCCAAGATAGAGTCCTGCACTAAGGTTCAATCCGGTGCCGCAATTATTGAACGTGCATCCACTTATTGCGCTGCCATGCCAACTTTCAATGCCCTCATCCGCTGAATCCCTGAATAGACAATTGTATATGGTCGTACTCTCGTTTATTCCAGGCGTGGCAACCGTTCCGTTGGTACTCGAAAACTCACAATGCACCCAAGGGCCAGTAACACCAGCATGCTGAAAATTTAGAAGATGTACGTGTGCCACCCCAGAGGAACAAGCAAGTTTTGCATCGAGGAATTGTAAGTAGTTGCATGGATACATAGGGCTGTTGCGAGTACCCGTAAATTGCCAATTTTCCCAACTCCAATGTGTTCCGGACCAGTAGAGATAATATGTCCCCGCAGCTATCGTAAACCGGCCACTGCCCGTGGCGACCGTTGGGGGAGTTCCCTGGTCGCTTACGCCCACCACGCGGATCAGGTTGGCCGTTGATCCGCTGCTGCTTATCGTAACATCAGCAGTGAAGGTGTAAGTACCCGAATAGACGTAATACAAATCACCGGCTTCGGCACTGCCTCCCATGTCCGCAAGCCAAGCGGCCAAATCCATCGCGTTGGCCCAGTCATTCCCTGCCTTCGTTCCGGCCCCCGCCACCGTCACGTACATTGTCGTGGCTGCCATTACTTCACCCCTTCAAGCACATGCGGCCGAATGTCAGTCGCCTTCTGTCCGCGAATCAGCCACGCCTTGCCACGGACCTTCACCGTCTTGCCGTCGTCGGAAATGACTTCGGGTATCTCTCGGAACCAGGCCGCCTTGCTCCGCAATGGCTTATTGCCCTTCTTCGCCTCGGCCTTCCAATCCGTTTCGGTCAACGCCTCATACTCGGCTTTCGTCAGCGTCTCTTCGATATAGTGATGCTCGGGGATGTCCTTCGGATCAACACTCCGCCCCTCTTCCTCGAATCGCCGCTTGTCCATCGGCTCGGTGGGCTTGCCATCCTTATCCACCTGCCAATCGAAAGCACCGTCAGGCTGGTCGTCCTTATCCGGCTTCGCTTTCGGTGTCGGCGGGAAGCACTTGATCCGCTTTGTGCAACTGTAGTCTGGTGAATTAGGGTCGATGGTAACCGTGTTGCCCGGCGGGATGAATACGTTGTCCAGGTTGCATCGCCTGAACGTAACGCCCTTCATACTCGGGGGAAACACTTGCGAATCGGGCTTGTCTTCCTGGTAGAAGCACACACCGATGATCGTCTTGCCGTCGAACAGCTTCGCGGGCCAACCACGAAACGACATGCCCATGCAGTCGGCACCGTTGCCGCTGGTCATCTGCTCGATCAAGGCGAGTTGGTCGGGTTCGGTCATTGGTTTTCCAATTGCCCGGCGGAAGTGTCGTTGGTCATTAGTCATCCCTCACATCAACGCGACTACCCAGCTACCGACTGCCAGCACGGTCCCGGACACTACAGTCGAAATCAGCCCGATCACCACCCAGAACCCCCTACTGCGCATGCCGCTAACGGTCTTTAGCTGGGCCACCTCGGTCTTCAGACCAGTGCCGCCGTTGCCGTAGACGGTGGCGCAAACGCCATCCACCCTTTTCCGAGTCGGGCCGCAGATGGCGACTTGCGCAGTCACCTTCTCGACGACCATGCCGAGTTTAGTGTCAATGGAATCAAGTCGGTCAACGAGCATTTGGGTTTCGGTGGCTGTCATGGCGCGTCCTTCCTGCTGTTCTCTTGCGGCCAGTGAAGCCGGGGGCAGGTGTTCTACCCGCCCCCGGCCGCAATAGTCGTTACAGTAGTTGGGCAGCACCCCACCAGTCCATCTTCAAGGTCAACGCAGTGTCACCCGCCTCGTCCTTGAGGCCGATGATCGGAGCGAGGAAGACATCATCGGGGAACGTGGCGGCGTCCACTTCGGTTGCCGTCAACCGTGCCGGGGTGATGAGGCCGCCGGGCATGGCGTTGTCCACGTACCACTCCACTACCTTCGGGTGGGAGCGGTAGCGGAAACCCACCTTGATATAGGTGGCCGCCACGCACGTCGCCAAGGCGTTCAGCTTCGTCTTGACGGCACCATCCTGGTACGTCTGGCCGTCCGCCTTGTAGGCACCATCGAAGTCCGCCCCTTCGGCCGGTAGATGCACGAAGCCGAGGAAGTTCTTGTCGGCCAGCACGCCCGAGCTATCGGAGAACAGGCAGTCCGTCGCCCCCATTCCCACCTCTCCCAAGCCAACTCCAATCGACCACTTGGCCGCAGTGATGGCGGAGATGGCGAATCGGGCCTCGAACACCAAGTCATTGTCGGCCAGCTTGAACGGGGCACCAAGCCCGCGCCCCCACTGGAGAACCGCTTCGTCGTTGCCGGCGTTGCCGTCCAGGGCTAGTTGTACGATTCCCTTTTCGGTCGCCGTGTCGGCGATCTGCTCGACGGAGCAGCCGGAGGTTTCCAGCATCAGGTACGGCCCCTCCAGGGTCGAATCCTGAAACGAGTGGAAGTTATCGAAGAACCCGAAGGCCGGATTCCCGCCAGGGGTTTGGAACGTTGCGCCGTGTGGCCCCATCCCCGGCGGCGGCGAGAAGGCCTTCCAGAGCTTCCCCGAAGGCAGCCTGGAATCAAATTCGTCAAATGTTACCAAAGTCATGTCATCATTCCTCTTGTAGCGGGAATACCCAGCCAAGGGTGGGCGTAATCCCTGAATAACGAAGTGCCGGGGCGGCTACGCTGCCGCCCCGGCGGAAGACGCTTACGTCGTTTCCGTTACGGTTTCCGTGCAGTAACCCCGGAAGTTCGCCCGGCGGTTGTAACAGACAATTTGCCCGGCATCGTCCATCGCGCGAACGCGAACGTTGCTCATCTCTGGGTGCTGGTACGGCTTCCGCTTCCGCATATTGCGACCGCCAGCGTAGTACCAGTCGAACGTATTCCAATCGACACCCAGAATCACGCCATCGGTGCGTGCGTTCTGGCTGGATGAATTCGTCCAAGCGGGAACCCAGGTCAGCGGAACACCACGAATGAAGACGGAGCCGCTGTGTGCAGCCAGATCATCCTTGATGTTGTCGTTGCCCAGTTGCAATAGCCGACGCGCAGTGGCGACGCGACTGTGCGTGGTGAGCAATTCCCACTGGTGCTTGCCCTCGGGCTTGATGTCCGACCTTGAGACTGGCGGCTTGAACGAGCAGAGGTCCATCGAGTTGATGACCTTCTCCACGAAGTCGTCCCGATCCACCGTGGTGTACGGGAACGTCCGGTTCCGCCACTGGTCGTAGGTCGAACAGGAAATCCCGCCCACGCCGGACGAACCCCAGCCAACCGGCTCGTAACCGTCAAAGCCCACTTCGGAATTGTTCTCCGTGGTGCTGTCGTCCGTGGCCGTGATCCACCACAACAGCGAAACAGGCGGGAACGGAGACTGAGTGGAAGACGAAGGACCGGGGCCAAACATCAAGCCTTCGATGCCCGTGAAGAAGTCCTGCATCAACCCCTGCTCTTGCAGGGTCATGTAGTTGACAATCGCCGAGGCCCCTTGAGCGAAGGTTTCCTCGTCGATGTCGTAGTGGTAGTTCGTCGTGGTCATGCCCCACTTCAGACCGCCCTCGGTGAGCACGTTCACCCGGTCGGACGAATCCCGGTGGTACAGACCAACGACCTGGAAGTTGTTGTTGTTGTCAACCTTCAGCTTCCATTTACACTGGGAGGTACTCATCTCCCGCTTGTTCGCCGAGTCGAAAAGACGCGATGCGAACAGGTACTCTTGGAGTGACAGGGAAATGTCCTGCCACTTACCCATCGGGTACTTCTGCAAATATGCAGCCACGAAATCATCGAGTTGTTCAATGCCAAGTGCCATCTGGCGACTCCTTTATGAGTGGCCCGTTAGGCGTTATCCAACTCCTTGTAGAGTTGTTCCATCTCGTCCATCAGCGGCTCTTGGGAATCGTGGGCTTTCGTCCCACTTCCCCCCAGGCGGCCGTTGGACTGCTTGGACACCTTCCGGGTTCTTGCTTTCAAGTCTTTCTTGCTAAGGTCTTCCGTGAATACCATTCTGGCAACGCGGTTGACTAACGATTGGTCAAGGTCAACACCACGCCCCAACGCCTCTAGGCCGATCTGTTGGGCTTTCACCGCAACGATCAAGTCCTGCCTGCGTTGAAGCTGTTTGGAATTCTCCTTGCCGGTCTTGCCGAATAAGTCGGCATGGCCCAGGGAATCGACAAGGCCGTCAAACATCCGTTCTTCCGCCTTGACATCGGCTTCCGTAAACCGTTCTTCCAAGGCGTCGATGCGGGACTCGTAGTGGTCGCGAAGTTTCGTGAATTCCCCTATCAAGTCCTCCTCGTAAGCGTCCTTGTCCAAGCTGACCTCGTACCGCCCTTCCCTGGGTTCACTCTTGGCGGCCTCCTCCTTGAGCGGGTCGGCTTCCTGACCCTGCGCGTCCTTGCCCTTGTCACCGTCAACCAAAGCCTTGCGGCCGGCTTCCTGTGCGCTACGGTCGAAGAAACGCAACGCCCGCTCCAATTCTTCGCGGCTGGAAAAGTCGGCGAGTTCCTTCTCGTCAATCCCATACGCGGCTACCTCGGCTTTCAGGCCGTCATCAAGCCAGTCCTGGGCTTGGTCCCCTGAATCGCCGGTTTCATCGCCTTCGGCGCTGTCGCCTTTGGCGGTCCCGTCGCTGCCGGACTTTGTCTCGGCAACCTCTGTTTCGTCTTGGTCCCCAGCGATTTGCTGGGCATCCGTCTTGCCTTCTTCCCCCTTACGGTCCCCTTCCGCGTCCTCCACGACCTGATTCACGTATGCGTTGATTTCTTGCTTCGTGGCGTCGTCCGCGAGTTCTAGTGTCGGCATGAATCAATCTCCATTAGTCTGAGTACCCACCGTCGTCGTCGTGAAGTGGAGCAGGGCGCATGAGCCCCACCTCTTTGCGGCCGCGGCGGCTGGTGATTTCGAGTTGTCCGCTATCAAGCACGCGGACACCCATGATGTTGCGTTTCTTGATGGCCTCCCGCATTTCGGGCACCTGACTTCTCATGCAGCCGAACCCCTCCGAGATCAATGGGTTGGATTCCGAATAGGCCACGGTCCCCATCGGGGCTCCGCCGCGAATGCCTACGCCCTTACGGGCATCCCACTGCTTCTTTGTCACGTACTTGCCGTTGATCTTGTACTTAATCATCACACCCTCGCTCCGCCAGCCTCAAGTATCTGTTCATTCACGTTGATGAGTCTCGTGCCCTTGACAATGTCGTTTCCCGTCAGGCAGTGATTCGCCACGAGGTGCTGGAAGGCTGCGAGATTCCCGCACGCCTTCAGGATCGCTTCGCACTTAGGCCCGAGGGCGTCCTTGACGGTATCCACTTCATCACTCATGCCGGGCTCCTTGTCATCGCCGCCGCCTGCTGGCTGTTCACCTGGGAACCGCCGCCCGAAAGGGTCTGCTGGAGAGTCGCGGACCTCGCGGCCTGCGTCCCCCCGGTCGGAATGTTCTTCCGCACCGTTTCCCGTGATGTCACCGGGGACTGACGCACCGTATTCTCATCCCCGCCAAGCATGTCCGCCGGCGTGGCGAACGTGATGAACCGCTTGAACTCCGGCCGATTCTTCAGTCGGGCGATTTCATCGACAATTGCTTCCACGTCCAGTGTCGCCCTCGACGCCTGGAACATGGGCCGCAACAGGGCGAGTTGCTGAAGTACCTGGAATAGCTCTTGAAGTTTCTGCTCGGGCGTCTCGAAGACCATCGAGTACGGTTCGACCCGGAAGTCGTAGTCCTCGAATTCGCCCATCCGGTAATCCGGCGTCCAGTTGGAAACGACCTCGATGCCGGAATTACCAATGGGAATGGACGACTGCAATTCAAGCGTCTGGTCCTCCCACATCAACCGCCCAAGGTCCAAGATGGACTCGGCCGCGAACCCGACCACGGCCATTCGCATGTCGGCTTCCGTCCGAGATACCTGCCCGTGGACCAGCTCCTCCTGCCCCAAGGTGGACGCCTGGGGGCCAAGCCCGCCCATGGCCTGAAGGTTTCCCGCCAACCGGTCGTATTCGTCCTGAATGAACAGCGACAAGGCTTGGTCGCGCTGGTCGATGCCACCAAGTTCAACCTGGTTGATGCTCTTTGGGTCGCTTATCTGATGCCAGGAATTCCGCTTGGCCGTCCGTAGCCGCTCCGCGTCGTCGCCCTTGCCGGGCGGGTAGGTGTTTATGACCCTATGTGCGTCGGAATCCTCCTCCATCCGCCGGTGGAGACGGTTCTGCATGTCGTGCAGTCCCTTGAGATTCACCGCCGGGCTGGCTGGAATGATGTGGTCCGGCACATTCCCCAGACTGAGGAACTTGTACGGCCCCGACTGGGAACCGGTCCAGTCCCGCTCGATCAATGGCGGCAAGTCCTGATCGGCGGCGAACGTGGCGACGGTGTTGTTCTCGGCGACCCATACGTCCTGGAGCCAGATCATCGGCTTCAATTCGTCGTCATCCACCGCGATGCCCGCCGCGATGTCCCGCGTGACGTCCGCATCGTCCGTCGTGTTCTTGCTCGTTGGAGTCAGTTTGGCCTTGACCTTTTTATCGTAGCCCGGTTCGGCTTTGACCTTCTCGAAGTCCGCGCGATACTTGTGGCCGCAGTACCGCATCTTCGTCAATTCCTTGGCGGTCATGTCCAGAATCAGGTTGTCCATAGACACCCGATTCAGCCACGGCTCGCCAGGATCGAGCCAAACATCCTCCTCTGATTCCAGCAGGCCGTGAAAACGGGTGTCGGTATCCCGCATCATCACGACGCCACACCCGAGACAGAAATAGGCGTCCAGGACAACCGCCCGAAACGTCGTGTCCAACGCCATGTCCGAGATCAACTTGTTCAGGTTGACCTCGAATCGTTTGGCAAACGGCCAATTCTCCGCGAGCGGAGTGGAAACCATGGCCTGGGGGTTATTCGCCGCTAGGGCCACGGTGTAAATCCGGGCCGTCTGGTTCATCAGATTGGCAAGCGTCTTGTTCGAGGCACCGCCTTCGCTGTACCACGAACCCACGTAGTCCTTAATCAATTCCTTGCGCACGCGACGGAATGGCTCCATCGCCTCGCGCGAGGTCTTGATGGCCTTCAGTAAGTGGCCACGCTTCTGCTTGTCGTGAAGATCCAACATCAGCAGCCTTTGCGCATGAAAAAAGGAGGCTGGCGCTTTTCACCAACCTCCTCCAAAGGCTCGATGTTGAAGGCATCTCAGCGGAGATCAACCGCTTATGCCCAAGCAAGCTGGCTTAAGCGCCAGCCTTCTTCTTTCCTGCGTTTGCCTCCGCGTAAATGGCCTTCACGTGGGCCAGATTCAACGCCGCCTGCGTGAACTTCAACGCCTGGTCCGGCTGAACTGACTGGACAATCTTGCCAGTCAGAACTTCAACCGCCTTGTCAATCTTCTCGTCCATCGGGTTCTACCTCCGAATCCTCCCCGAAAACCAAATCATGGAGACCAATAACGATGTCACCACCTTGCTCTTGCCACCATCGCTCCCATTCTTCCCCGTGGCAAAAACAATCACCACACATTACTCGCTGGGCTTTCGTGAGTTCTGAAATGAGTTTCTGTCGTTCTTCCTCACAGATTATCTGGTTCCCTCTCCGAATTATAGGTTCACCACGTCTCGAATGCCAAACGTCGGGCTCCCGCTGTCCACGCGAACACGCTCCCTGCGTTCACGCCAAAGGAAACTCCCATACTCTGGAGTTTGACCCGCTTCTTCGTTACTGTCAACGGCAATCCCCCCCAATCCCTCCGAATAGAGTAGCCACGCCACCCCGGCCGCAATGCACCTGTCGCCGTGTGCCTTCTCCGTCGCGCCCCTGTTTTTCGTGGGTTGGTGGATGATCTTGCCCTTGTCCCACTCGTATTCCCCGCACTCCCGAATCAAGTCCACCGACCGGACAGTGTACCCCTCCGTCTCCATCGCCAGTGCCATCTTCTCGAATAAATCCGCCTTGTGCTCGTCTTTCCCGTTCCACCAACCAGCCTTCCGGGTCTTCTTCCTCGAACCAATCTCGGCCACGTCCCGGTAGTAGACGTTGCCGTAGTACAGAACCTCCATGATCTCCTTGGCAAACGGCCCCACCATCCCGCTGTCTTCCCAGCCCAGGAACGCATTCCGAAGCCACATGGACAGCCCCACCACGACCCGGCCGAACTTAATCATCGGCATACCTTGATCGTGTACTCCACCACCTGCTCGCCAGTCCGGTCGTCTATGCCGGAAGCCACCGAATTGCTCGAGTACGCCCCGTCGGACCCGATTGCGATGTCGCAACCAATGGTAAACGGCCCCAGGGGACACGAATGGTCAGGGCCAGGCCGGAACCACAGCTTCAACGGCCCGTCGTTCCGCGTCACCAGCCCCTTCAAGCGAAGCGTTTCGCTATCGAATACCGGCGTCCCCTGCCAAACAGGCGGCTTGCACTTCTCCCGCTTCACTCGGTCCAGCAAGTCCGAGGGAAACACCTTCCCTACCGCACCACGAGGGTCGCGGTCCAACTGGGAAGCTATCAGTCGCGGCGTCGCTGTCGGCCGTAAACAACGCATGTCGTACCACGGAGACCGCACCACCCCCTCGAACTTGAACCCCTTCCGCTCCAACTTCTGCCGAAGATCGGGATTCTCCCCGTGGTAATCATTCACCGCACCCTGGTCCTCCGGCTTCTTCGCCTCCGGGCGCCCCTCTCGAACCACATACGAATTCACCGAATGAATTGGGTTGTCCTTCCAATCCAAAATCAAGTGCAACCCGGTACTGTCCGGGTCTTCGCAAGCCTCGTGAAATACCCCGGCATCAGCGTAGCGGGCCGAAACAAGCCGGATATTATTGCAGACATCGTGCAACGCCTCCATTACCGACTCGTCCTTCCCGCCGCTTATGAAGTCTCTCGCGCCAAACTCGTCACAAGTAAACACTGTCTTTCGACCGCCCGCACCAACGTCCTGACCGGCCGCGTAACCAACCAGCGTTGCACCATTCGCCGGATTCAAGATCGAATGAGCCGACAAGCTCCGATGCTGCTTCATATTGAAACCACGGGGAACCATCCAAAACGGCAACCGCTCAATCGCCCAGGCCAGTTTCCAGAATAACGTATCAGCGTCCGTCGAGGAGTCCATCAACATCTCGTTCCGAGTCACGTAACCAGCCGAAAACATCGCGTCACGCAACCAACGCCGCAAGTCGATCCACAGATACCCAAACGTCCCGCCCTGAGCACGGCTCTTGTCCAGTAGCACGTCAATCGCCCGCTCCTCGGCCGCCGCGTCGTCAACCGCCTTGTCCATCGCCACAAATACCGGTTCCTGGTGAACCCACGGAATAAACGGCCGTATCTTCACCATCGCCCTCGGTTCTAGTGACCAGCAAGCAAATCCCATGAAAAAAAGCACGTCCTCCATGCAAGCATTCAATAACGCATTCCGAAAACCTAAATCCGTC